TTATATCAAGGTTTACGGTGTCTCAAGAAAGCTCAAATTATGTAAAAAACGGAGAGTGAGGGAGTTTAGAAAACCCACAACACCGGTGTTTATGCCATTTCGTTGGCGTACCGTTGGCATAGATAAAAAATGTCATGGTTAGAATCTCTAGCTGACGGATTGCTTGCCACTACGTAATCAAATGTCACCAATAAACCGACCCACCAATTAAGGTGGGTTTATTTTATCTCCAATATGTCTTTTAAATTCAATATACTAATTCCAGTATCTTCATACATGTGCAGTGTTTTAGTATACACATCTACTTTATGAATGTAACCTACTTTCGTTTTAATATATCCATTTTCGAAGTAACGCAATTCAATAGATGGGTCGTTGTACATTTTGAAAATTAATGTGTTATTTAATTCATTCAACTGATCGTCGTCTAATATCGGTTTTTCAATTTTATTTTGGTCTTGTATGTATTGTTCTAGTTGCTCGTATTGCTCAGGCAGCGTCTTAAAGGCTTGCCACTTAACAATTCCACGCCCTTTTGGTATACGTGGATTAAGATACTCTCTAGGTATATTACGGTAATCAGTTTCGTATTTGTATTCATCTGGTACATCTGGATTGATTGGTTTCATATAATCACCTCAAAAAAATGGAATCGTTTTACTAGCTTTTATAATATCTTTTGTAAAGAAGAATTGTTTGCCTTGTCCTGTATATGCAGGGTTGAGTATCATATTTGCTTTTGCGTTATATAACCATTCGGGATGTATTCCTGAATTCAAAATATCCTGGAATTCTTGGAAATCTTTATTCCAATCTAAATTTGGTTCCATTTATAATCACCTCATGAATATAATAGAACACTTGTTCGCATATGTAAAGATGTATATTACATGTAAATAAACATAAAAAAACACCCACCAGTTGGTGAGTGTTAAAGTAAGTCTTGTAAATATACATTTTCAGGAAATTTCATTTTTTTGTACATCTCTTGCAATGTAATAGTTTTTAAATTTTTATCATAATATTTAAAAGTTTTGTTCAATTTATTAATCATATTTGTGTAGTCTCTTTTATTTAAACAATGTGATAGACTAATAATCAAATCAAATATAGAGCTTTTATTCATATTCTGAGTATAATTTTTATTAAACGCTTTATTATAGTTACTGAAAATATTATTTCTAGATCTTGGTTTTTTTACTGTAAAATCATATAACCTTTCTTCATGAGCACACACATTTCTAAATAGGTGAGCTTGTTGTAATATACTGTCAATATCATTTGGCTCAATTTGCAAAGCAATTTTATATTCTCTTCTAAATTTAGTTTTAAAATCCAAAGCTATTTTTAATCTTAAGTCATCGTCCAAGTTAGAATACATATGTGATATGGTACCTAAAGATAAATAATTTACTAAAACCCACAAAGGTACTCCATTATGAGTGTTTATATAATGTTTAAGTGGTTCGTTTTTTCTGTTACTCATTATGTTACTTAAACTTGCAACTGTCCTAACAATACTGTCAGTTTTTTTAGGATTATCTGAATAGTTTTTGAAATATAAATACGAATGGGACTCTTGATATTTTTCACTAAAATAGTAAGCAATGCGAGACTTAATCTGCGTTTCAAAAACCAATAAGTACTCTAATAAGTTATTTCTTAATTTTCTGTCTAATTTATACAAAGAAAAAACCTCATCAAAATGCGTTCCTTCGATAAATTTTTCTGGGACTTCAGGCAGCCCACGACTATCTATACATAAAAATAAATCCTTATATCCATTTATTATATTATAGTAGTTTTCATTTTCTAAATCTCTTTTTTTCTCACTAGGGACCTCTAACCCTCTATCTCGTAATATTTTCAACTGTTGATTATGTGTTTTAAAAGGTTTCATTTTATTCAATGCTCCTAAAAAAGTAGCCATAACCCGAATAGAGTTATGGCTAGATCATTTGTATATATAATACACCAATCCCCCTATTAAATGCAACTACAAAAATTGATTTTATACGATTTAAAAACACAAAAACAGGGCAAGCACATAAGTGCCTACCCTTTAATTTATTGTTCCAACTTATCCAACAATCTATTCAACATTTGCTTAGCTCTTGCTTCTTTAACACCAAATATATTTCCAGCCTTTTCAAAACTCACACCATTACATATCAACAAAAATAAATTGTGTTCTTTTTCAGTCGCTACCCTTTCTATAACAGCTTCTAATTCGTTATAAAATATACTTTCTTCAACATTATTATCTATCTCATGCGCTTCTGCTTGATCGTCCACATTAAAGAAGTCATCTATATCAATATCTTCATTATATGCATCACTATTATTTATTGTCTTGTGATAGTTCAATATAAACTCTTTTACTGTTGCTTTATCATACCTCATACATAATCTACTGCCTTTGCAACACGTTTTAATATAATTTCTCTCGCATGTCTTAGTGTTAATTCACTTACACCTATCACATTAGCTACAACTTCATCTGTGTATATCTTATCATCCCACCATGTAAGCTTAATAATCTGCTGCACTTTTACATCACTATCGTTATAAACTTGAGTAACACCCTTTACAATCGATTCTAGGTTCATATATTTTAGGTTGTCCATATCACGAGTTTTATTCTTATAAGTATCAACCATACTATGATAATTGCGCATGTATCTTTCTAAAATTGGATAATCTACTTTATCTAATCCTCTAATCACACAACCAACTCCTCTCGCTCATTATTTAAGCTTTCTTTCACTTCTACTACAAAGTTTTGATATATAACTTCATTCTCTTTTTCACGCTGTTCATTGCGTTCTATACGTTTATTGTGATGTATCTTATATAAATCTTCCTGTAACTTATCAATTGTCTTATAAGGCTTGTTACTGCCATTAGATTTGAAGTATCTCATCACTTCTTTTTGTTCCTTAGGTGTGTAGTTACTGATAAGTTTCTTCAATAAATTGAGTTTCTTGGTACTATTAATTTTAAAACGATTCAATTCATCTTTTTGGTCAGTTATCCATATAACTAATTTATCTAATGGATATGAAACTGTAATAACACCAGCGATTTCATCACACACTGTATGAGATGTATTAAGATGATACATTGCATTGATTTGTTCCTGTATTGCTCGAATCTTACTATTAATGAATTGAGGATTATAATTTGTTAACAACTCATATTCAGTAATTTTCATTTCTTCTTTATACCACAAAACTGATTTACAACGTTTTAATATCATAGTAGCCCTCCTAGACACTTATAATGAAACAAATTTATTTTTAATCGTCATCATCCATACCGAATATGTCAAAAACTGATTTTCCAGTCACTTTTTCTTTTGAAGGATCTAATATTTTCAATCTTGATTCCACAGTAAGTCCCAACTTAGGCGCAATACTATTTAATTGTGATAGTGAATCTCTTTTAATAGCGTGATTCTGATTAAGTTTCGTGCCACGTTCCGTTTCTATAATTGCACTTTCATTTTTCATTCGTATAGTTGCATTGATATAGTCCGAATACGCTGTGCAATATGCTGATACAAGTGCTAAATCTAAACTAGCTATTGGTAATTCTTCTAGTAACGGGAATATCCTGTGCCATTCCTTTGTGGCTGTATCATCTAACCATTCAGGTGGCTCTGGTTGTAATTTAGTAAGTTGTTTCAATGCTTCTTCTGTAGCTTGCTTAGTTTCCTGTGCTTCTGTAGTTAATCTACTCTTTTGCTGTGACAATAATTTTCTTTGAGCCATTCAATTTCCCCTTTTCTAAATGATTTTCTCACTATGTAAAGCTACTTTTCTTTACACATTTTCAACTTTCATTTTCAACATTCTAGCGAGATTACCTGTCGACCGATAACAAACAACTTCAAAACAAGTGGGGGCTAATAGATGCCTCCCCTTTTTAAATTGATGCTGTTCAACTGGTAATAGCTGCACTAAAATGACATGCATTTACTATTTATAACGCCTTTATCACACTGTTGTTACATGTTCTAAAACAAGCTCTAAATGACTTGTATGAAGTATGATTTTCAAGTGTTTTATCATCTTATTCATCATGTAACTTGCTATTTATTATGATTCTATTTAGATCTACAATTAGCCACATTATATGATTATTTCAACTTCTGAACACCTCTCATTATTATCGAACGATTTATAACCATTGTATTAGCAAACTGTTTGCTATAAAGCTATTAACACTATTTAGCATTTAACCTATGAATTAGTATGAAGATACTTCTTGTATTCATGTTCAAGTT